GAGTCAAATTGCTACAAGACAGCCGTGTCAGCTTGATCACAATTAGCTCAAACACATGCCACAACAGAAAATCGTCCGCTGTTTTCAAACTCACACCAGCCGGAAACAAAGCTCGCATCACTTCACCGACGAGCAGGTAATTTTCGCCGTAGGTTTTGTTGCGCTCTTCAAAAGTGGTTGCACCTGCGCGCAACATTTCTGGCACAGTTTCATTCATAACACGCCTCAAACAACGCCCGCCACGCTTTGCTTTTGCCTGCGTCAGTCACTTTGTTATCTCAATTTTCGGTTTTTCAAAAACCTGTTCGCAATTGTTGGCTTTGTATGCGGCTAAACCCGCCTTGCGATAAGCGTCAAGCACATCGTCCCGGTCGTCATAAGCACAAACGATCTCCCACATACCTATCTCGCCAATCCATTCAATCATGGACAATTTCAATTCAGTCGATCGGCGCAAATCTCCTGAATCGCGCATACATATCGCGACACAAGCTTCAAGCATCCAATCGAAATGCCGCGCGAGCCATATCGTTGTCGCCATGCGCAACCATCCTGGTCGGCTGGTAAGTACGATGACTGCAGACGCGCGCAGCGCGTGGTATGCTCTTTTGAAATCTTCCTGGAAACACGGCTTATCCATGAGCGCAAGCGAATGGTATGTATTGAAACCGTACTGATCAATAGCCACCATCCCATCCACTTGGGGCAAATACTTCGTGCGCCAAGAATCATCGGACAAGCAATTGTCCATATCGACAATCATCAAGCGCACCGTCGTCATCTCACATTGCCTTGCCATCGCGCGCGCGCGGCGCGGCTTCGTGACGGATGGCCCAAAATTTGCCGCGTGCCAGATCGCGCACCGTGGTGTTGTCCATGCGCGCGTCATACACCGGGCACTCCACCTTGCCGTAACGTGGGAAAGCGCAAGTGCCTGTCGCCACGCAATGCACTTCAAGAAATGGCGCGGCCCAAGGATGAACCTCAATCACCAATTCGCGCATACGGCGGAACACGTTTTGGTACTCGCCTTGGGTGCGTGTGCACAACCGCAGTTTTGCCATCTCGTGCAGCGTGCGCAAATTAAACTTGCACATAATGCCGGTGGTCACGTTGGTGGGCAAAATGCCGCGGGCGTCTTGCATGGGTATGCCACAGGTGTCGATCATGATCGAATAGGCGCGGACGATTTCATCCACACAATCGCGCCACGTCATGGCGGCAACGTCGTTGGTTGACACCGAGACGGGCGTATCCACCATGTGATTCCGGGCGTCAACCACCCGCATCGCTTCTTGCGCGTAGGAGCCGGTGCGGGTGCGCACGAGTTGATGGGTGAAAGCGCGGGTGACGCCTTTGATGGTGAACACGTAATCGACAAACTCCCAAGACGATTTGATGGTGTCGAACATGTATGCGAGATGCTCGGCACGCTTTTCCTCTGGCCAGGTGGCAGGGTCTGAGTTGAATTGTAGGCGCGTGTTTTTCGTTTTGAGCAACAACGTCAACGCGTCCGCGTCATATCGCTCAAGAATCACATGCATGGCGAACCTCTCTATTTGAGTTGAAGGTGCTGGTCGTAGAAATTGGCCGCAGTGATGAGTTTGCGCACCACGGCCAGGTCTTGAATCACGTCATCCAACAAGATATTTTTCCACACGCCGTAGCGCCCAATGCTGTACACGCGATGGCCATAAGTGAGTTGAAACATGGCGGATTTCCGTTTGTGCTCATCGATGGGAGCGATTTTGCCGTAGTGCTGCGTGTGATTGGGCAAAGCCTCCACCACTTTCGGGTCGCCAAACGCCCGCAGCACCGCGTCCAGTTCTGCATCGCCGTGGAATTGCTCATTGGTGGTGCCTTCCATCGTCAGCAACGACCCGGTGATCGAAGCGCGATAAGTGCTCACTTCAGGGTCAGGGAAGTACACCGTTTGAAACACATCACAATTGGCCAGTCTCACACGTCTGACCGCGATGGGCGCGCGGCTGAAGGTCATAGCGGCGTGGTCAATGCCCGCGGCGCGCAGCGCAAACACCATGGGCATAGTGCTCAAAATGGGGACGTCCTCAGCCATGCCAAGGCTGCTACGCAAGTGGGCAAAATTCTCGACGCGGTAACCCCATTGGATGCGTGTGGCGAGCTTTCCTACCAAATCCTCATACAAAGATTCAGGCGCTATGAAGCGGTCTACCGTGTCGATGTCCCAAATGGAGCGGTCGCTAATGTGATCAATCGTCTTCAAAGCGTACCAATTGGCCAAACGGATGTCCGGCGCATGAAACCGCCCACCAAACCAAATGCCTTTGTGAACCCTGACGCGACGGAATTCCACACCAATCAAATTGGCCACAACCTCGCTCCTGAACCTGAGCAAAGCCGCGTGCGTTTGGCGCGGAGCGGGAGCGGCCTCCACGATGCGCGCGTGAGGAAAAGCGTGTGCCGCGACCAAACCGGACAATCCCGCACCAACCACTATCATTTCATCTCTCCGTCAGCTCTGAGTAAATTGTGTCGCAGCGTTCACCAAAAAGAAAGTGAGCAATTTAAAAATCACTCCGATCCGCGCGCAACCCCGCCCCTTCATAAAACCGCACCCCATGACGGATCAAAGTTTTGAATCCGTGTTTGTGCATGGACAACGACCATCGTTGAATGGACTCGGCATTTTCGCCGCGAGCCGTGCGCCACATGCGATAATCCTCATACAGCGTCATCACCCGCGTCACCGCGGTGGCGACGGTTTCGCAGCGCTCTTCCAACCACAAGCGCACCGCATCATTCTCCGCCATGTAATCTTCGGTTTGGCGCTCAACCACCCGCGACACCGGCATCCGCAACCGATTTGCGTACAACGCCGTGGCGCCGCGCGTCAACCACGTGAGTATCAGCGGCGCTTCGCCCAGGAGCTTGGTTTTCAGTTCGGGATCGACACGCCCCTCGGCTTCAAAATTCACGCCAAATTCGGTGAGCTTGATGCGGGATTTGATCGCGGTGTCCACCACACGGATGCGCGGCTTGGCGTTGCCGTAAATCAGGTGCTTGTGGGTGCGGCGAAAGTCAAAAAAGTCTTTGCGCATGAACCGTGCCGACAAACGTGAATCACCAGTGAGTTCCTTCACCATAGACTCGTGAATGTAGGAACCTTCAGAAATTTCCGAGGCTATCACCAAACGCGCACCAAATAAATTAGCCACCTCCGTCGGATGCCGATCAAACCGCGACGCCATCAGCAGCTGATTGTTGATCTTTTTGACATAGTCGCCGCAAATCACCTCAATCGCCTCGCCCAAGGTGCTTTTGCCGTTGCGCCCTTCGCCGTACCAGAATTTCAAAAAGTGCAACGACGTGTCCCCGGTCAAGCAATAACCCAACGACGCTTGCTCAAAGCCCACTAACTCTGCGCGCTCTTCGGCAGGCACGCACGCAAACACCTCATTCAAAAACCGTCTGAATCTTGAATCTGGCCATCGCGCTTTGAAAGTTTCATCATCCATCGGCGACACCAACGACATGTGCGTACACATCGCTTCTGGATCATGTTCAAGCAACGCCGACGTGCGCAAATCATAGATGCCCATTGGCGTGTTCAACAACCAATCATCCGGGTCAAGCTGGTCGATGTTGATGGCCAGTTCTTGTTTAAATTGCAAAAGCGCATACGTGCCAGAAATAAAACTCGAAGAATTGATTTGTTGTTGGCGGGACAGACCTTTGCTGCCTTGCATTTCGAGCAAAGCCGCTTGACCATACACGCCACAAAAATGCTCCAACGCATCAAACACCAAATCCCCATTGTTCAACGCCCAACGTTGCCCGTCCCAACAGTACCACTGACCGGTTTGCCGGCAGCGACGGATATTGGCCGCGTGCCAGCGCGCAAAAATCTCCGCAGCGTCCGCGTGTGTGTAACTCGCGTACATCGTCGCTTCAGATTGAATGCGCTGCACAAATGGCTCAACCATCCGTGGCGCAGCAAATGTGGTGAAGTGTTCCGAAGCAGGCGCTACGTGCTGCTGCGGACGGTGAAACTCGTGCCAAGCCGCGGCCAGAAAATTGACTGGCGCACAATCTTCGCCCAACTCAGCACAAGCAATATCGATGGCGCTTTCAATGGATGTTGCATCGCGCGCGATTTCGCGCAAACGTTCTTCATGCATGACGGCGCGCCATGCGTCTAAGCTGCGCGCGCGTCATTCCATTGGTCTCCCCGGCAGTTTCAGGTGGCCATATGCGCTCAACTTTACGTTTTTCTTTGCCCATCGTATTCAAAACATCTTCTAGCGCGTCCAAATATCCTTGACGATATTCGGGCGGTATTCTCAAATTCAAAAGCCGCAAACGCATCGAGGCGATCACGACTTTGCGCTTGATGCCGAGGCCATAGCTGAGGGCGCGCGGCACTCGACGCACGCGTCTAGGTCGAACGGTTTGTTGTTGGCGCGCTGCGCTGCGGCGGCTGCTGCGCTGGTGATGACTTGGTCTGCCCATGTGCGTAAATCCCTCAAATGACAGTCGTTGGCGTGAGTGGATGAGTGATAACAAACAAAACTGCCGCGCCAGTTGTTGTGCTCGTTTGGCTCGACGAGATAAGTGCCGGATTTGGAGGCATTGGTGTGAAGCGCATACCAGGGACAAACGATGGGTATGCGTCCTGCGTGATTGGCGTGACGCTTGCGCATGATGCCGATGGCTTCACAATCACGACGCAACTCGTCAAATTCTTGACGTCGCGCGGCGGCTTGCTCCTCATTCACGGAGCTTGAGCCGTGCGCGGCGCGCGGCGCGGCCAGCGTCAAATCAAACGCTCCAATCAATGCTTCAATCGTAAAGCGCGCATCAGGATTGAACGCCAGCACCCGACACCTAAACGGCTCGCCAGTTTCCGCGTGACGGTATTGGCGCTTGCCGTTCACCCCATCGGGCAAGCGTCCGATGCGATTGGCGCCAGCCATGCCCGGATCGACGCCACGTAATTTTTGCTGCACAAACGCATTCAACAAACGCGAGAACAAATCATAATCCGTCACCGGCGGATCCAACAACCACCAGTGTTGCTCGTTGCCGGGCGAGGTCAGCACAATCATGCTGGGCGGCAAACACGCGACGGTTTCCCGTGGCACTTTCGTCCCAACATCATCCACCATAAACGCCAGCGCGCGCC